CACGATTGGGCAATGGCACACCTGGCGCAAGTCGATGGAAGTCGACCGCATCATCACGCGCGCGCTACGTGGGGGCACCACGGCGATGCGTGCGATGGGCACCGTCCTGACGCCGATGGATCACCGCGAACGGCGCAAGGCATCCGAGTATCAGGCTCGCCTGCTGCGCACGTTCCTGTTCCCCGCCTACGACGACGCCATCGGCGGCATCGTCGACAAGCCGTTCCAGCGCGCCATTGCGCTAAAGGACGCGGACAAGCTGCCCGAGAACCTGCAGTATCTGGAAGAGGACTGCGACCGCGCCGACACCAACCTCACGCAGCTCGGCCGGATGCTCATGGACTCGCTGGCCGACACCGGCCTGGCGATGATCCTGGTCGACAAGCCAGGCGCGATGATGGTCGACTCGGTGGACGCCGAAGGCAATCCGGCGACCGTCCGCCCGATGACGCTGGCCGAGGAAGAGGAGAACGACGTTCGGCCCTACTTCTGCTTCATCCACCCGGACAGCGTCATCAACTGGGCGTGGCGCCGTGACGCGAGCGGCAAGAACATCCTGGCCGCGATTGCGTTCTACGACGAGGACATCCGCGTCGACGCTGGCTCGCTCACCGAGCAGATCATCCAGCGCGTCCGCGTCTGGACGGAGACCGAGTGGCAGGTTTGGGAACGTCTCGCGCCGTCGCGGTCGGCGCAGCCTTCGTCGAGCATCGAGTCGCAAGGCGACCTGTTGCTGACGAGCAAGCAGGCCGCGAACCAGACGCAGGGCAACGAGCGCGACCCATACCAGATGACGCAGCAGGGCGTGAACCCGCTTGGCAAGGTGCCGGTGGCGTTCCGCAACGTCAGCAAGCGCAGCAGCGACCCGCTCTACGCTCGCCCGCCGTTGATCGACCTCGCGTGGAAGAACGTCGACGACTGGATGGTCACGTCATCGCTTTCGTCGAACCTGCACTGGCACAGCTACCCGGCGCTGAGCATCAGCGGCGCGTCGGCTGACCTGGCAGACGGCACGCAGGAGATCGTCTACGGCGCAGGCGCGACCATCATCAGCCGCGACCCGCAGATGCAGGTGGGATTCGTCGAGACGAGCGGCGCAGCGGCCGACAAGTTGATGAAACGCCTGAGCGACATCCGCATCGAAGAGCAGAGCCTGGGCCTCGCGCCGCTCTTGGAACAGGTCACCGCAGGATCGACGGCGACCGCCGTGGACGCAGCCGGAGCTCGTGCGCAGAGCCGCGTGCAGTCGTGGACCGAGCAGCTGGAGTGGCTGCTCTACGAGGCCTACGAGCTGGCGATGGAGTGGGAGACCGGAGAGGATGAGCTGCCGGAGACCTTCGACATCGACATCTTCCGCGACTTCGGCATTCCGACTCGCGCGCAGACCGACCTTGCCATCCTGACGCAGGCACGCCAGGCGAAGGAGATCACGCAGAAGACCTACCTGCGCGAGTTGCAGAAGCGCGGCACGCTGGGCGAAGAGGTCGATATCGACATGGAGGTCGCGGAGACCGGAGCCGAGGGGCCGGACCTCTCGGCGCTGCTTCGCCCGCAGCCGCAGCCAGTCGAGCAGCCTGACGTTGAGGACGAGCCCGCGACGCAGGAAGAGCCGGAGGAGCCCGAGGAGGAGCCGGAGGCATGACCGGCGACAGGTGCACCATCTGCGGGGCCGTGCTGGTGCACGGTCACTGCGGCTGCCAGGTCAAGACGGAGTGAGGCCATGCGCTGCGCGATGTGCGACAAGGAACTCTCGGGGTCCGACGTATGGGCTGGCCTCAACCGTGTCGCCGTCGGCGTGGGTGGCCGCGTCCGCCTTCTGGAGTTCGAAGGCCGGAGTGCTGGCTATCACTGGGACATGAAGTCGGGCAAGGCGAGCGGCTCGCCGCTTTGCTGGCCGCACTGCTTCATGACCTTCATGGAAGGGATGCAGATCGAGCTACACCACGACATGAAGACCGAGCAACATGGCTGACCCAATCGACCCGAAGAAGACCACGAACGGGAAGCTCCAGTCGCGCGCGATCAAGCACGCGATCTTCCTTGAACGCTACAAGGCGAGCATCGAGGAAGAGGTGGTCGGCTTCCTCAACGAAGAGGTCTACCCCGACCTGCTCGCCAAGCTTCAGGCACGCCTCGAACGCATCGCCAGCCGTGGCATCGACTCGGGCTTCCACACGACCAAGCGATACCTGCAGATGATCGCCGACCTGGGGAGCACGCTGAAGGACGGCGGCACCGAGATCCGCAAGCGTCTCGCCGAGCTCATGCGCGAGCTAGCGAAGATCGAGGCTCGCTGGCAGGAGACGGTCTTGACCGAGTCGGTGCCGAAGGAAGCACACGTCTACGTGCTGCCCGACGAGGCCGTGAACCTGCGCATCGTTCAGCAGGTGGTGACGCAGCCGATCCAGGGCAAGGTCATGGCCGAGTGGTGGGACGAGCTCGCAGCGGACACGCAGAAGCGCATGACCACGCAGATCGGCATCGGCCTGAGCCAGGGCGAGACTGCCGACCAGATCGTGCGCCGAGTCCGTGGCACGCAGGGCAGCGGATACCGCGACGGCGTGCTGCACGCGAGCAGGCAGCAGGCAGCGGCCATCGTCCGCACCGTGTCCGGCCACGTCACCACGCAGGCGCGAGAGGCGACCTACGAGGAGATGGAGGACGTGCTTGAGGGCGTGCAGTGGGTAGCCACGCTCGACACCAAGACGTGTCAGGTCTGCGGCCCGCTCGACGGCAAGGTCTACCCGGTCAAGGAAGGCCCGCGTCCGCCGGCGCACTGGAACTGCCGCTGCACCACGGCGCCCGTCACCAAGTCGCTTGAGGCCATCCTGGGCAAGAAGAAGGCGAAGGAGACCGTCAGCGAATCTACTCGAGCAAGCATGGACGGCCAGGTTCCAGAGTCGACGACCTACTCCGAGTGGATCGAGGACCAGGACGCCGCGACCCAAGACGAGGTGTTCGGCCCGGGGCGGGCTCGACTGCTGCGGGCTGGCAAGATCGACCCGAAAGACCTGGTAACCCGCACCGGCAAGCTGCGTCGCCTTGAGGACTTGCAACGGTAGTGCAGAATCCGTTCAACTTCCGGTGCCGTGGGGCCGATAGATGCGGTCCCATGATGCTCCGCACGATGCTCACGCTCGCTCTGTTCCTCACCAGTCTCGCCGCGCAGGTCAAGCTGCGCGAGGTCGACGCCGCCCGGCGTGAGCTCCGGCCGTGGCTCGACGCCATCGCCCAGGTCGAGAGCGGCGGCCGCGACGATGCCGTCGGCGATGCTGGTAAGGCCATCGGCCGCTACCAGATCTGGCGCGTCTACTGGGCCGACGCCGTGGCGCACTGCCCGACGCTGCGCGACGCCCGCTACGAAGACGTGACCGAGCGCGTCTACGCCGAGCGCGTCCTGGTGGCCTACATGCTCCGCTACTGCGCTCAAGCGGTGAAGGACAAGGACTACCAGCGCCTGAGCCGAGTGCACAACGGCGGCCCGCGTGGGCACCGCAAAGCAGCCACCTTGGGCTACTGGTCCCGCGTGTCGCGGGCACTTGCAGCCCTTACACACAAGAAGTAGGATCTACACCAGATGGCTTTCCGCATCGTTGCCGACAAGTCCGATGAACTCCCCGAAGGGCTGCGCGCCCATGCCAAGCAGGAGGGCGACCGTTGGGTCGTTGGCTCGCTGCCGGAAGGATGGGGGATCGAAGACGTGTCTGGACTTAAGCAAACGCTGAGTGCCGAGCGCACGCAGCGGAAGGCCGCCGAGAAGTCCCTCGCTGCTTACGAGGGAATCGAGGACGCTGGCGCAGCTCGTCAAGCTCTGGAAGCGATGAAGGCGGGAAGCCTGAAGTCGACCAAGGAGATTGACGAGTTCCGCCGACAACTCGAAGACAAGGTCGCTGCCGACCTGGCGAAGAAGGACCTCCTCGCATCCGGGCTGACCAAGCAGCTCCGCGAGATCATGGTCGACAAGGCCATCACCGAGGCCATCGCCAAGGAAGGCGGCAACCTGAAGCTGCTGCTCCCGGTCATCCGTGGAGCAGTGAAGGCCGAGACTACTGCCGACGGGACGTTGGCAGTGGCCGTGGTCGGCGAAGACGGGAAGGAGCTTGTCAGCAAGGCCGAGGGATCGGTCAAGCCGATGGGCATTTCCGAGTTCGTCTCTGTGCTGAAGTCGCAGGCCGAGTTCAAGGCCGCCTTCAGCGGTTCCGGCGTCGGGGGATCCGCCGCCAATCACGCTTCCGGGGGATCCGGACTGAGTGGTCAAGCATCGACCAAACTGTCCTCGATGGATCTTCTGCAGCGTGCAAACAGCCGACTTTAGTATCGGCCGCGCCTGCTCCTCGGGGACGATCTGTCTCTGAGGAGAAAGCATGGCTCTTACG